TCAAGTGGCGCACCCATTCCTGTTGCGATAGGATTACGCATGATCTTTTGATTTCTGTTTTCCAAGTCCTCGAAATATACATGTCCTAGATCCCTTTCTTGTCCTGCGAGTAACGCATCTTGCATGAGGCTAAAGATCTCATCGTACTTGCCGCGCCCCAACAAATCAACTGAATCTATGAGAGCATTCTTCATTGCTTGATTCTTGCAAAATTCAATACTCTTTTCCTTAACGTATTCGATCTCGGTCCCGTCAGACTTCTGAATAGCCGTAAGGATCTCAACTACCTGATCACGCAATGGGCCTTTCGCCAGATCCTCGTTGACCCAATACTTTAGCACTTCCATTGAAGGGAACCTTGCTTTACCTTCAACGTTCTCTTTCAAGAACTCGAAGATACTTGCGTGTCCCTCGCTGGCGAAGAATTCTACGTCAAGAATATCAAGGATCTGTTCAGAATAAGCGACATCGATAATTAGTGCATGAAGCACATTGGTTTGAAAACTATCCTCTCCGAACACACTGAAATCTTCGTTAGTTGGCATTAATATCCCCGCTTCTTTGGATAGTCCAAGGTCTTATTCCTCTTTAAGAACAGATTCCTTAGATTCTTAGTTTCCCGCTTATCCCCCCCAAGGACATATGCGTACTTATGTTTCAAAGGCAGCTCTCTTTTAGGTAATCCCACCATCTTACCTTGAGCGTGTTTCTTGATTTTATCTTCAACCCCATCAGGCATCAGATGAAAGTAAACCGCATTTCCTTTCTGCCAAGAAGCTTCCCAAGGTATACCTAACTCTTTAGCGGATCTTTTGTAGGCTGATCGGGTTCTGAAATACCTATCGGATACCCACCTACCTTCCGAAAGTTCATACTGGTGTCTCGCACCTGACTTCTTTCCCAAATAATAGAAGTTGCAAGCTTGATATATAGTTCCAAGCTCTTTCGCCTCCGTATCAGAATAGGCAGTAAATAACCTATAGTCTGTGTTCTCCACCATCCAATGAATAGAGAACATAACTAGGGAAGAAGCTAGATTTTTGGGAGTCCATGAACTACATGCACCACGAGAAATTAATCGCTCCATCTTTCGGGTATCTTCACCAAGAAGTTTTGAAAATGCCGCTGGCATATCCATCACTACCACACCCGCCAAGATCCCCCTGTGTCTAGCGGTAAAAATATGCGTAGGTTGTAAACTCATCTTACCCAACCACTCATACTTTTTTATGAATTCCCGAACTTCGGCATAACAGAGGGATTTTTCTTCGAACTGAAAACTAAAGTCTTTAACTCCCAAAGAATCTTTTTCTATTCCTAAAGACTCCAAGAAACAAAGATCTTCTTTTTTCGTTTTCAAACGTATATCATACTGCCAACAATGTTTCTTAATGTAACCCATTTTATTTTCCCATTACTTCTTCTGGACCTTCATCGCATTCACATTCGCATTCCTCATCGCCCTCTTTCTCAAGCATCTTCTTCAACTTCTTTTCGTTGAAAGGCTCAAGCTCACCAGCCGAACCGTCTTTGTACATTTCTTGCATGTTATTTATCCTTTGACATTTTGTGTTGAAGAACCTTGAAGGGAAGCAGCCACGAATCAAAGTATTCAATGAGTCGCATTGCCCCATCTTGAATGAATAGCATTCGAAGCTGAAGCTTACTACATTTCAAGCCGTGATTCATATCCTTAAGCCAATCCTGAAATTTGTCATAACACTGTAATCCAAGGTCAGGCTCAATCAGTTGGATAATTTTGTAATTGGCTTCGATAAGTTCTGGATCTTCCACAACTCTTGTGATTGCCTTGAAAGGTTTCTTAGCGTCCTTAACCTTGGCCTTGCTATATTCGATAATGTCCTTCGGAAACTTACGTTCCTCTTCCATAAGCAAAGGGAATGACTTGATAGCCGACTTATTACCCACGCCTTGAATCCCATGAATGTTATCAGACTTGTCACCCGTAAGAGCGCGAAGCATCGGGAAGTTCTCTGGCGTTACTTGGAACTGCTCTTTCACTACAGCATTGGTAATGTAGGTTTTCTTCATTGGATGATAGATGCTAATGTGCCTATCATCATTAACGAGTTGGAAGAAATCTTTGTCGGTTGAATAGATTACTTTTTCATATCCATCGAAGGATTCATTTTGACAGACATAAGCAATAATATCATCTGCTTCTACTCCGTAGCATGTTAACTGATTCACTGGTAGTAAGTCAAGATATTTTTTTAGGCGAGTTAGCTGGTGATTAAAACTGTTGTCTTGTTGTTCAAGATCATCAAAGGGCATCAACACTTTACGAGCTTTCTTTACTCTGTTGATTTTATAGTCGGCATATATTTTCTTGCGCTTTGTTGAACCGCCTTCGTCCCATGCTATTAAAACTCTATCAGGTTTAACAGCTTCCAGCACATGACGAAGTGAATTGAGAAATCCTATTACTCCACCCAGATGCGTTCCATCATCATTTTGTAATGGGACAATGGCGAAGTTTCGGATATATGTGTTGAACCCATCAATCAGTAGTATTTTCTTCATGTTCCAACCTATCTATTTCATCGTTAATATAGAATTGTGCCTTCTTCAAATCTTCCAAGAAGGAATCTTTATGTCCCGCCCTAAACAGATACTTGACTACATTCCCCAAATTGAAATTCATATGACGCGCAATTGCGATAGCTTCAACCCCACTTGGATGAGAATTGTAATGCTTTGGGTGATTAACTGCACTACCACTATCGGGAGGCTTAGTTTCTAATGGTCCCTTCGTTTCTGTGATAGCCGTATTGCCATCATTGATCCAAGGTTCCTCATCACCGTAGAATATATAATTCTTCACCATGTTATCCCCTATTCTCATATTGTGGGAGCAATCCCGCTTTTATTAACTCTTTACAATTTGGACACACAACCAAGATATTGCTATCGTCCTTATTAGTTGACTTCCCATCTAACCAATGAATCGAAAGGATTTCCTCATGCTGTGAGTATCCACAAATGCCACAATACTTAATAGGTCTTTTATAATTTGCGGAGTCATACTTCATTTTTCGAAAGGCTCTATAGCCGTAAACTTCTACACATTTCTTGGAACAAAACTTAAGCCCTGTTGCTCCCTTCTTAGCGTGAGACAACTTTCGATAGAATATCTTTCCGCATTCATCACACTTTAGAGCTACTTGATCTTGTTGTTGATAGAGGGTATGACAAGCTTTACAGCAAAAATGCTTTGTGTACTTTGCTACTTGACTTGGCTTTCTCCAAATGGGTTTGCCGCATTGAACACAATGAGTATTAGGCTCTTTAACAACTTTGCGCTTACTGTAGTACGCATCTTTACATTTATGGTTGCAGAAATTTCGTTGCTGCTTCATTAACGCAGTTTGATCTCGAAAAATAATATTTCTACAGTAAGCGCAAATTGTGTTAGCCATTACTCATCGATTTCCTCTGGATCATCGCGTTCAATTTTCAAGATAAAATGATCCTCAAGGATATCTTTGAAGTAGCCCTGCATTTCTGCATTCTTTACATGCTCCACAAAGGCCGAACTTCTAAACTGTGTTCCACCATTCAATTTCGCATGGGAATACCAAGCACCCTTCTTTTCAACTTCTTTAAGTTCAACAAGGATATCAAACCAAGATTCAATGTCTTGAATACCCTTACCAAAGCGAAGCTTAAACGTTGCCTTCCTAAATGGTGGAGCAATCTTATTCTTCTTCACCATAGTTTTGATCGCAACTCCATAGACTTCTTTTTTACTCGGAGTCTTAAGATCGCCTTCCTTCGTCAACCGCAACCGTACTGAAGAGTAAAAAGGTATCGCCTTACCACCAGGAGTTATCTTATCATCACCAAACGTAATCCCGATACGTGTACGAAGCTGGTTAATAAAAGCTAACGTTACATTGTATTTACCAAGGAAAGGAGTAAGCTTACGTAAACCTTTCGAGATGATTCGAGCCTGTAACGCAATTGTATGTTCCCCAACGTCCTTACCAAACTCTGCTTCTGTTGAAGTAGCAGCAACCGAATCCCAAATAATCAAGAGAGGGGTATCGATATTCTTCTGCTTGGCCCTTACCTGATGAATCACATGCTCCATAGCCGCGAACACTTTTTCAGTTGTTTCAAGTTGCATATAGATAAGCGCACTGGTATCGACACCCACGTTTTTCATGATATCGATAGACGCAGCATTCTCAGTATCAATGAGAATCGCCGTCCCACCTATCTTTTGACAGTTTGCTATTAGGTGATAACCCAACAACGATTTTCCAATAGACTCCATGCCAGCGATTTCAGTTAAACGTCCTTGGGGAATCCCGCCGTCCTTGGTATTTGATATTGCAATATCAAGTGGACAAGATCCCGTAGAGATATAACCTTTGACAGTAGAGGGAGTAGATTCATCTAATCTGAATGCTACTCCCTCTCCTTTTGTGCCTAAAGTATCGTTTAATGAATCTCTGAGGAAGTCTGACATTTTCTGTTCAGACATAGTTCCTCACTATTTGTTAAAAGAAACACCTTCAGTATCTTCGCCATCACCATAATCGGTTCCCTCTTCTTCAGTAGATTCACCAGCGAGAGCGCGAAGCATTTCCTCTAGTTCTTCTACTGTAGGCTCAGGAACAAGATCAACAATGTTAGGACACTTCTCAAGCATTTCAGTCCAAGCTTCTTCGCCAGCTTCAAGCATCGGAGTTACTTTGGGCTTCGGCATGATATCAGTCTTAGGGAAGGGTTGTCCCTTAGATTGAGGCGTGTACTTAACAGTAACATCACGACCATTTTCAGGATCAGAGATATCACCATAATCAGGATCAAGCATAGTTTCGAGAAGCTTCTCATAGAGTTGACTTCCATAAGAAAACAACTGAATGCCCTCTTCTTCCTTATCACGATCAATGATTGGAGAGTGAATACGAAGCTTCGCATTCAATTGCTTGGCTAGCTTTTCATCGTCACTTCCACCTTTCCATAATGTCTGAACGAAGTCACACACAGGACATTCTTTACCAAAGGTTCTCTTAGGGCAAAGAGTAGGTTTCTTCCCATCAAGATTATAGTGATAGTAATATTCAATGAATGGTACATCACCATGAGGATAAGGAGTAAAGCGTACTCGGTTGTTACCCTCTTGGGGTCTCCACCAAATAGATTGTCCACGTTCCTTAGATTTCTTGAGTCTATTTTTTAATGCTTGTCTTTGTTTTTCATCAAAAGCCATAATTTCACCTCTTGGGTTTATGTTTCGCCTTGTCTTTTTCTATTAAATCTTTAAGCCATGCCTTTAGACATGGATTGTCTTTGCCCCCATAATGATAGCGACTCTTCGAAGTCTTATACTTCTTCCCATAAGGATTAGCTGTATAAAGACCGTACCCGTAATCACCAACACAAAGTATCATGGGCTTTCCACAATAGGGACAGATATGTACTCGTTCATCAAGAATCTCGAAAACTTCGGACTCTACTCTAGAGATTAATCTTGCGGCCCTTCGGTTTGTTCCTCTTGCCATCTAAGATCCCTTCTTCAGAAACCCAACAAGCTCTATTCCACGAAGGCCATTCGCCAGCAGGAACATACAAAGGACTTCCATGAATTTCAGAGAATAGCTGCATAATTTCCTTATGGTAAACTTCCCACTTTCTAGGGTGATCGGTAACATAAGTTCCTATAGGCTTATCCCCAATTAGATCCTTCTCTTGTAAATGAGCAAGCTCATGAGCAATTGTAGCAAGTAATGTTTTACGTGAAAACTTCGCTAGTCTATACTCTTTAGTTTTAAAGTCAAACATCGGATAATGAGAATGAAGGAACATTGTAGAATTAGGAATAATTTTCGTATTCCAACGCACATCGTTTTCATCCATTACGGTTGCGGAAGCATAGGTATGAATCCTCTTTTCCAGCTTCGGCTTTCGGACTTGAAAAACTTGGGGAAGCTTAAAGCCTTGGACCTTTGCGGCCACCAAATAAGGCTCTAACCATGCAAGCTTATCAGGAAGGTTAACTACTTGTTTCTTTGTGAATGCTAATACCATACAAACCCCTCAATTGTTCGAGTTGATAGATTATAACACAAAAGAGAGGATCGGTCAACCCCCTCTTTTCATTAATTATTATGTTATATCGGCGGCACAACTGAGATTCGAACTCAGACAGGATTTCTCCCGATACTTTAGCAGAGTATTCCGATACCATTACGGGATTGTGCCAGATTGAAAAGGTGGCGGGGACGGGAATCGAACCCGCGAGAGGCATAGCTTATGAGACTAGCCAAAGTACCAACACTTGCCCCGCGATAAAAGGTGTCGTTGATTGCGGCTCAACGACAAAAGCCTTTGTAAATCTGCTACAGTGGCAGCAGACAAAATTCGGTGGACAGTAAGGGAATTGAACCCTTATAGCAGCCTTGCAAAAGCTGAATTCTACCGTTGAATTAACCGCCCAAAATTAGGAGAAACCTTTATATAATGGTTAGCGGGTATTGCCCACTAATTCATGATCGTAGTCCTTGAGCGTTCAGTTTCTCCTATAGCCTTTACCAATCGGTATGAAAGCCTAATGTGTAACGCTTGTAACTACGACATTCAATCTATCATAATTTAAGTAGTATGTCAACTACTATTTTAACCTTCAGAAGGAATACTATTCGTTCCTGCTGCATAAGCATACATGTCGAACATCAATTGCTGAGAGAAGTCACAAACAGGACCATCGGCACAGATAACTACTTTACCGTCTGCGTCTGTTTGGTAGTAAAAGTCAGTTCCTTCACACGGTTGATAGCGTCTGGGAAAATGACTCCATCCTTCACCACCACATTCTCTATCAGCTAAGTCCTCTTGCGAAATAGGATACCAAAAGAGACAGTCTATACCTTCAAAGGGCATGTCTAGAACAATCAAGGTACTATAGTCTAAGTTCAAAGCTTCGTTCTCTGGCACACTTGCGGTAGGACAAGGACCGCAACCAACGAGCAAAGCCAAAGTAATCATTACTAAAGTTAACTTCATGAAGATCTCCTTTCAAGAAATCGGAGAGACTAGAGGGATTCGAACCCATCGAATTTTGCTTTTGCAGAGCAATGCCTTAGCCACTTGGCGATAGTCTCACTCATTTACTTGTAAATCTTTTCGTCTTTACCTGATAGTATCTTGTAGGTTCTTGGATTGACCTTCTCGAAGATAATAGTTCCACCAGCTTCTTCCTTGGAACGACTTTCGTACCAGCTATCATAAGCAGCTTTATCATCTGAGAAAACTTCATATGAAAACCGTGTACGCTTGTTAAGCATTACTGAAACTCTATAAGATACCATAAACAACTTCCTTTGTATTGTGTTCGGTAGGCGCGGAGAGATTCGAACTCTCAACAATTAAGACAGGTTCCTAAAACCTGCGCGTTTTCCAATTTCGCCACGCACCCAAGTTAGTGTATTTTGCCGAATCACATACCTAGTTCGGCAAAATACCCTTAATGATAAGTTAATCCCACACGAATATGCCTTGTATATGCCGCGATATGTGTAGGAAAACCAAAGACAAGATAACAATCTTCAACGTCATTGTCAAGGCCCAAATCATAAAAGTTAACTGTCTGAAAATGAGTTAGATAATTCCCGCCTATATCATAAGCAGCTATATAAAAACTCATAGCTCCATTAGCATTCTCTATGGAAACCCTGATTCGAATGAGACCTTCTTCCGAATCAATCCAAGCAGCAACTTCTCTGAAGTGCTTCTTATTAAAGTGCTTGATATCGTAATCATCAAAATAAGAAAGTTCGGTATCCATTTCTTGCCAACCCGCAAATGCGGGAACAGCAAACAGACACGCCAATAACAAAAGCATTAAACTTTTCATAACCATCTCCTTAGTGTTGAATCGCATAGTAATCTGCACAAGTTGAAGCAATAGGTGCGTCAGGTTTAATCTTACACACAAAACCACAACCAGTGATCCAGCCTACAATTTCTTTGAGGGCGCGATTACTTTCATGCTCTGGCTTACAATTAACATCGGCATGAACTTCAAAAACGCAATCGTTCAAATGAGGATATACTGAATCTGCGTAAGACTGATAAGCCAACGCCACTTCGATACTATACTCAGCTTCCCTAAGCATTCTTTCACGAACACTTTGAATTCTATCCACCTTCTTACGAACGTAAAAAAGTCTAGCACCCTTACCGATCTTATGACAAACTACAGCCGTTACGAAAGTAGTATGATGCTTATGGTTCTGGCTATCCGTTCCCACCATGATCGCAACTTCATTTTGTAATGCT